TGGGTACAGACTATTAAACAGAAGTGGCATGGCTTATATCGCTGTCAGCTCTACTTCCCAGATCCTGCTAACCCTGGTGACTTAGTCACTATGCGTCAAGAAGGTCTCCCCTGTCCAAGTAAAATAGATAAGGACGTGGAATCCGGAATCCAAACCGTTAAGAAATGGCTACGTAGTCTGGCTTCACCTGTTCCGAAGATATTCTTTGCCGGTGAGACATGTCAGCCTATTATTGAAGAGTTACAAACCTATCACTTCAAGACTGATGCAGCTGGTAAGATCACTGAGGATCCAGCTAAAGAGTTTGATCACTGGCTTGATGCTCTTAGATATGCAATGTATAACTTATTTGGCCATGCACAGTTTGTAGGTACAAGTGAGGATGATGACTATGATACAAAAGTTATGGATCATCAAGGACATTTCAAACGAACACCATCAGCAGAAGAATACGCAAAGTCTCAAGGCATTAGTTTTAGTGCTGAAGAGGTAGATAAAAGCAAATTAGGTCAAATAGGTACCTTATCTGAACTAGAAGACGATGATGATATGGATGGGAATGGTGGCTTTTTGTGGTCATTTTAATGGTATAATTTTCCCTGAAGGGCGGAATTAATGAGTTTCTTAGACGATTTAACTAACGGTATTAAAAAGAGTATCCGTGGCGATATAGATGATCTGCTTAAGGGAGATGGAGATATTCTCCCCGATCATCCAGCAGATCAAACAACTAATACTGAAGCTATCGGACAAAAAGCTATAATTGATGACCCGTATTTCGACCAGGTTCATCAACATTTTATCTTTAAGAGTAAACTATCTAGGCTTTCTAATAAGACCTTGAAAGATACCTCTATGAGGGATTGGGTAGTATCAGCTATTATTCAAGCCCGTATAGATACACTGCTACAGTTTTCACGCCCTCAACCTGAGAAATTCAAGATGGGCTTTGAGGTCGTTAAACGAGACCGTAGTAGCAATGTCTCTGCTGCAGATAGAGAAGCCATGGCTAATATTGAAGACTTCATCTATAATTGTGGACGGAAGAAAGGTACACCTCCAGGTTCTGAAATGCTCTTCGGCGAGTTTATGAAGCTTACTTGCAGAGATGCTCTGACCTTCGGCAACGTTGCTATAGAAAAAGTATTAACTAGATCAGGTGGACTACATAGATTCAGACCTTTACCTGCAGAATCTGTTTATATAATCAATCAGAAGACTAGTCGCAAGATCATCGAACAAGAACTAAAGACTGCTAAGAAATCTTATGAGAACCAACAGTCAGCTAAGTCTAATCAAGACCCGACTAATACACATAAAGTAAATGAAGTACCAATCGAGTATTACAAGTTTGTCCAGATGTCCTATGACGATAGGGTTATGGCTGCTTTCGGTGATGAGGACTTCATCTTCCATCTATTTAATCCTCAGAACTTCTCTGATTCGTTAGGGTATTGCTACTCTCCTTTGGAAATGGCAATTATCAATGTTACGAACCATTTGAATGTAGAGAATTACAATGCAAACTTTTTTACTCATGGCTACGCTGCACGCGGGATCCTCCATCTTAAAGGAACTGTTTCCCAAAGTCAGCTCACGGCTTTTAGGCGACAATTTTATAACACAATATCTGGCGCCCAGCACGCTTGGCGTACTCCTATTATTGCTGGACTGGATGATGTTCAGTGGGTACAGCTCGCTGGTAACGCCCGTGAGATGGAGTATCTAAACTATAATAACCACATCATTAGAGCTATATGTAGCCAATTCCAGATAGATCCAGCGGAACTCGGCCTTGACTCTCTTCTTCAGGCAGGCAAGCAATCCGGCCAAGGTGAAGGCAACATTGATAAGATTACTTATTCACGTGAGCGAGGCTTACACCCTATCCTCATAATGTTCGAAGATTTGGTTAACGGTAAGATCATTCCAGCTTTAGACAGTGAACTAGCTAAAGAATATAAGTTTCAGTTTGTTGGTTACGATGATGAGACTGCTCAGACCAATGTTGCTCAAGCTCAAGCTGAGATGACAACAACTGCTTCCCTTAACGACTTGTTCAATAAGATAGGCAAAGAGAAGATCGATCATGTCGCAGCAGACTTACCTATGAATGAGGCTTTCTGGGGAGTTGTAGAGAAGAATATGACCCGTGGAGAGATCCGTGAAACCTTCTTTGGTGACAAGGATGCCAGTAAACGGCGCGAACTACAATATATACCTGCTGATCCAGCCTTTATGGGATGGCAACAGCTGTTGATGACCTTAGATCAGACCAAAGCACAGGCCGCACAGGCTGAACAACAAGCACAGGCTGAACAGCAGCAGTCTGAACAGCAACAGCAACAACAAGAACACGATCAAGCTATGGCTGAGAACCAAGAGCAACGTGAGCAAGAAGCCCACGCCACTGAGCAAGAAGAAGCTAAGTCACGCCATGCCCATGGTGCTGTGACACATAAGTCTCTTAAGGATATTGCAAAAGACTCAGGGTTTGCTACTAAGCCTCTAGAAGTTGGCGGACAAACTATTGCTAATCCAATCAATTCTGATTTAGCTGACGAATAACAATCTAAGTATAATATCCCTGATTGATCAGGGGGCATGGACTATGGTAGGCATCGGCAAGCGCGTCGGTGAAGGGTTCGAATCCCTGGCCCTTTTTACTTGGAGAAATGAATGTCTTGGATTATATTAGAAGGAATTGACCGTTCTGGAAAATCTTCTGTAGCTAACCTCTACAAAGCTAAAGGCTTTGAGCTCATCCACATGGATGCTCCAAACAAAAAATACTTAGAAAAAGGTTATGCTGGGCCATCATACTTAGATGAGATGATGGATATGTATCTATCATATGATAATAAGGATATTATCTTTGATAGAAGCATCTACGGAGAAGCGGTCTGGCCTCATGTCTATGGCAGAACTCCAATGCTCTCTGAGGAAGACTTCGAGATTCTAAAGGAATTTGAAGATAGAAATCAGACAGAGCGATTCTTAATGGTTGATCCTGATAAGGATGGACATTGGAGACGGTGCGTAGATAATAAAGAACCACTTAACTTAAACCAGTTCAAGATAGCTGATAAGCTGTATACTAAACTGGCTCACGAACATCTCTTTATTCCGAGGCAACTAAGTGACTTTAAAAAACTGGATAATTCACAAGTGGAACCTGCAGAAAGTGAAAGCCCTGTTGTTAGCGAAGAAAAGAAACCTATCGACGCGAGAAAAGCTAAGGATGACATCAGTGCTAATTCTAGCAGCGCAGATACACAAGTTCAGAAAGAAGCCAAAGCTTCCAAGCTCAAACTCGAAAAGGCCAATGCCATCAACCAGATACTATCCAAAAGAGTAGTAAGGCAGAAGGGCGAGATCTTCGATCTCCTAGAAAATGATATTAGAACTCACTTAGAAACACTACTATCATCCATATTTGGTACAAATACAGAGGAAGAAACATTCTCAATAGATGAAATTCAAATTCTTAAAATGTTCGTCAGACGACTAGAAGAAAAAGGAAAAAATAATGACCAAAGGTAGACAACAGCAGACTAAAGGCCAGCGATTTGAAGCAATGGAAAAAACCATTAAGAATCTTCAGATGTCAACTCAAGTCAATCAGATGCTTTTAAAGCAGGTTGGCAACACAATCTCCCCTATGCAAGCTGATCTTGGGGAATTCATTAGTCGCCAGCGCGAACTCCAGTACCGTGTCCTAGCTGTACAGGAACTAGCCAATCTAGATATTGATACCATTGATGCTAAGTCTCGTGAGCTCCAAATCAAGGATTTCGAGGAGACTTCTAGTAAAGAAGATGAAGACAAGGGATATACCTTAGCTGATGTTGTAGCTGAGGACTCTGTCGTGACTCTCACATCTACGACTCCTGATGAGAGTGAAGATAAGGGTATTCTGCGTTCTAAGATGGAATACTCAGACTTTACCCTGCCTGAACTACAAGAAGCTCTTTTGGGAGCTAAAGTGGGCGATTTAATCGATGTAGATGTAAACGGGGTAAAACATAAGATTGAGGTGCTTAAAATTGGCACAGTTCCGGAACCAGTAGCGGAACCAGTAGCGGAACCAGTAGCGGAACCAGAGAATGACGTCACTACACTTCCAGTAGGAACAGCGATTGCAGAAGAAGCCCAACAACCAAATGGATAAACGGTGTCCAAGGCAGCTGGATAAGTTGCCCTGTGCCTTTTGTCCTTTAGCAGTGCAGAGACTCAAAGCGCTCAGGCACTCTGACCAAGAGCTCTCTGAAGAACAAGAAGCCTTGCTTCCGGGGTGTCCTTGGGCTGTAAACCATCAATTAGCCAACTACTGCTTCTTTGGCATGGTTGGCAATTTCCTTCCAGACAGACAGCTATCTGATCAAGAAATTGCCCATTTCTGTAATATCTCTATTGACGAAGTCAAGAAGATAGAAAAGAAATCTATATCTAAGATCAAGAAATCAGAAGCCTTTAAAGAAGTTATTGAAGAGCACGGAGGTGATAGAATCATGGATGATGGCTCAGATAACTCTGAATGGGAATTCCCTTCATGAAAGTATGCAGAGTATGTGAAAAAGAATACGACAGTCGTCGTAGGAAGTACTGTTCTGAGGGATGTAGGTTTGAATCTAAAAAGCAAACTGCTTTAGCTTGGAATAAGGCTAATAAAGAAAAGCATGCTGATCACCAACGAGCTCATAGAGAAAAAGATCCAGAAGTCTTTAAAAGAAAAGAAAAAGTGTACTATAATAACAAGACGCTCACCAATCCTGGTTATTACACTAATAAGACGGCTAAATATGATGCTTCCAAATCTAATGCCTCGCCAAAATGGCTTACTGCCGAACAAAAACAAGAAATAACTTCCATATATGTTGGTGCCTCTAAGTTGTCAAAAATGACAGGTGTGTCGCATCATGTAGATCACATAATGCCTTTACAGGGAGAGTGCGTATCCGGACTCCATGTCCCCGCAAACCTACAGATTCTTACCGAAACAGAAAACTGTTCTAAAGGCAACAAAATAGAGAATAAGCCTATATTGTATATGTTATGTGGGCAAAGCGGTGTAGGAAAAACAACTCTATTAGAGGATTTTAAAGACACTTTCGAGGTGATCTCTTATGATTCTACATCAGATCAAGAGCTTGATGACATTCTCCCTATTGATTATGGTAAGCCGATTATTTTAGATATTGGGATTAAAATATCAACAATCATAAAGCGCTATAAGAATCATTGTTATATTAGACCTATTTTTATGATTGAACCATTGAGCACTGTTGAAGAGAGAATTAGAACAAGAGGTGGTAATACACTTAA